CCGGCGGCGAACGCTTCCCACTCCCCGAACCCGAGCTGAATCGACGGATCCGTTTCCGCGACGGTGATAAACACCGAGCCGATCGGCCAGGCCTTCGAGAAATCGGGGCCTGACAACCGGACCTTGCGATCGGTGAAATGCCGGCGGCCTTGTCGTTCCCGGACGGTGGCCATCAGTTACCCACCTCACCAAAGGGCAGGACTCCGAGGATCGAGAGCGGCAGCGGGGCGGTTTGCCGGATGAAGACTCGCCCTGGTTTCTCCCAGGTGGCGTTGACGTCGAGCTCGAGGATCTCCGTTCGCAGGACTCCCGACGCCGGCGTGAACACATCGAGGCCGAGCGCCTGGCCGGCGATCGGATGGAATTCATGAAGATGCTTGGCGTCCGGGCCCGCCATGATGCCGCGCGATCGCTTTACCAAGACGGAGACGGATTTCACTAACTTTTGCCTGTCGCGCAGGCCTGGATCCGGAGCGACGTCCAGGTCGAGGGTTTCGAAATCCGCGGTGATTGGCAGACCGACATGGATCACGTCGTACACATCATCGAGCGCGATCGCGCCGGCCGAGACGGTCGCGGCAAGCACAACGCCGTTCGCCAGAACGACGACGTCCTCGCCCTCAAGATGCGAGAGACCAGAGACTTCGTCGACGGCGCGCGACCAATTGGTTGTCGCGACCCCTTGCAGGGTTTCGTCGACGTCGTCGATCGGGTTTCCTTTGACGACCGTGTCGGAAATGTATTGCGTGACGCGGATCCGCGCGACGGCGCCGCCCTGAACCCATACCGTGATGCCGTTCCCGACGTCTCCGGCGGAAAACGTGGCGCCGCTCGCCGTGACGGTAATCAAATCCGCTTCAGTCCAGCCGCCGGCCGTCGAGAGCGTGACCGTGGTCGCGCCGGCGTTCGCGCCGTTGTAGCTCAGGAAGGAATCGAGCAGCGTCGCATCGAGACGATAGTCTTCAATGTTGCGGGAAGACATGCGTTCGATGTATCGCTTCGTCGATCCGTTGATCGTGCGGTTGACGACGAGATAGAGCACGTGCTCCACTTTCCCGCGCGTCGCGGATCCGGGAGGCGGAGGCGTGGTTTCGGGTATCACCGCAATGTCTTCAATCGCGCCGTTCACCGTGTCGTGACGATGCCAGCCGAAGGCTTCGAGTTCCGGGAGATACGTGAGGCCGAGCAGGACGCCGTCGTCGCGCAGCGCCCACACGATTGAATCCGGTACCGCCGCAAACGCGAGCCGCTCGATCGACCGGCCTTTCGTGAGATGCGAGGCGATCCGCATCAGATCGCGTCCGGTAAATCCTTCCGCTTCGGCGTTCCATCGCATGTCGCGCAGCGTGTTTCCGCCAAACTGGACATAGATGAGGGAATCGTGCACGACCACGGGAGGCGTCGCGTAAGAGCCGAAACTCGATCGTTGCTTCGGATAGATCGCGGCCGGCGTCAAGACGCCGGCGTCGTCGCCTTGAGGAAACCAGATTCCGCCGTCGGTGAGCATGGCGAGCCGGCCGTCGGCTTCGATCAAATGTTCGACCTGTTGGACCTGGTTCCCAGCCAGGCGGAACGTGATCGCGTCATCATCCTGGATGGGCGACGACGTCGTGAAATTCGAATAGTGGCCCGTCCTCGAGGCGAATACCGTTTCCGGATCCGTGGTCGCGCCAGCGACGAATTGCCGTTGCTGGCAATGCGTACCCGTGCGTGGAGCCCCGACCAGACTGTAGGGATTTCTCGAGAGGGGCGGGGTTTGCGATTCGTCAGGCTCGAGGCCGGGATCGTCAAACGTCGTGGTTTTGGCGACGCCGATCAAACCGAACGCGCCCCCGGGAGTGATCTCCCGATAGACGTTGTACTCGATGGCATTGGCGGCCGCGCCCCAATAGACGTCAGACACCGAAGCCCAGGTGAGTTGATTCGGATTCTCTTTGGTTGGCTGTCCGCCCGTGCAGTCAAACGTTGTCGTCGGCAGAGACTCTTCATAGGTTTTGTCGGCGACGGCCGTCACCTGGTAGTTCCAATCCGTTGTGCCGGCCACGCCTTCGGTAGCACTCGGAGAGGTCGGCGCCTGAATGCGGGGGGCGAAGGACTTGGTCGATAACACCCAGCGCAGGACAGGTGACGCCGACCGCGAGAGCGATTTCGGAGCAACGGACGGGTGATAGAGATCGATCACATCCCCGGATTGATCGAACCGGATCACCGCCACTTGGGCGGCCGTGTAGCTGTGCGGGACCTCGAGAATGTTCGAGCTCAGCGCGTACCAATACGTGCCGTTCGGCGGCTGTTGGTTGATGTGCCCGAGGATGCAGTAATAGTTGACGCCCAGGCGGGAAACGACGTCGCCGGCGACATATGTTTCGGCGTTCGACCACGGCGAGACGACGCTATCCACGGTGACGATCGCGTTTTCGCGGAGGAAGCGGAAATAGCTTTCTCCCATTTCGACGAGGTAAGAGTCCGACGCGCCGAAAATAAAGGGAATGAGCCGCGTGCGCTTGGTGGAATCCTTCACTTCCCTGGTGAATTGCGTCCCCGCGCGGTTATCCGCTCCACCGCTTTTCGTGATCAGGAAATTGCGACAGGTCGCGAGCGCCGGCTCCGTGGAACCCGCCCCCAGCTCCGGCGCGATCTCGCCGGCCTGGAATCGTCGGAGATGTGAAAGGTTCGGCATCCGTGCCTTTGCTTAATTAAGTCGTATTTACGGCTTACTTATGCGCCTCAGCGCCCGCGGATCCATTCCGCGTCCGGCGCGTCGTCCGCCTGGCCTTCGTTCAAGGCCTGGCACTGCGCCCGCTGTTTTTCGTAGTCGTACATTTGCATCGCTGCCGCGGCTTCCTTCGGTTTCTTCAGTCCCGGTCCGACCAGCCCGGCGATCCGCCAAGCCATCATCGAGAGGAAGATCGGATCGAATTCCGACGGATCTGTGATCGCCTTTGTGTACTCCACTTCCGGTTCCTCCAGGTCGGCAAACACCGTCCGCGCCGGCGTGCCTTCGGTGATGAGGATCTCGCCGTCTTCGGTCGTGAGGGATTCCCCGTCTTCGGTCGTGAGCGTGGTCGCGGAGGCATCCCGGCCGATGCGGAACGGAACGCGCGTGGTGTCGGTCCGGCCGCCCGGTCCGACAATGCGGCGCACCATCAGCGCGTCGGCAGGGAACGCGTGGGCGAACGTCCAGTGACCGTTGACCGGTTCCGTAGAGCTGCCGGCGAGGAGTTCGAGCGTCGCGTATTCGGTCGCAAACGGCCATTCGAAATCCCGCAACACGAAATCCCGCTCCTCTGCAAAATCGACTCGCGGCCAGAGAGCTTCTAAGGAGTACTCGGAATCGGCGACGAGGACGTTTTTCGTGATCCCGAGACGCGTCAACGCCAGGTGGAAGATTTTCCGGCCGACCGGATGCGAGGATCCCGACGCGATCGCGCGCTCACCCTCGAGCATGGCGCGATTGATCGCCGCGGCCTTTTCGGCCTGGTACCGCTCCATTGCGACGTCCGCCATTTTGTCGATTTTCGAAAGACCAGGCGCGAGCGTGGCGCCGATCCGCCAGGCCATCAGGCTAATGAAGTGGGCGTCGAATTGATCCGGATCCGTGACCTTGCGCGTGTATTCGGCGACCGCGGCCGTTTCGTTCGTGTAGACGATTTGACCGGAATCGTCGCTCCCGATCGCAAATTCGGGCGGATCCGCCTCGCCGCGGCCGGCCGCCGTAACGATCCTTCGAACGAAGAGACAATCGGCGGGATAGCGATAGCTGTAGGCCCAATCCGAATTGGGTGCGCTTTGCATCAAAACGAGAGCGGCATACTTTCGGGCCCAGGGCCAGGGGCAATCCCGCAACACAAAATCCCGCTCGATCGCGAAATTAATCCGCGGCCAAAGCGCCTCGAGGGACAGCTCGATATCGGCGCTCACTGTGGATTTCGAGACGCCGATCCGCGTCAACGCGAGCTGCAGCAGCTCGCGGATCCGGGCATGGTCCGCGCCGGCCGGCAAGGTGTGCTGCGCTTCGGCGGCCGCCTTCGTGATCGCTTGCGCCCGTTCGGCCGCGTAGGCCTGCAGGCAGGTTGTCGCCAGCTCCGGCGATCGCGCCCGCGACAAGGCAAGCTCCGAAGCCAAGCGCCAGGCGAACATCGACACAAAGATCGAATCGAAGTCTTCGGCCGCCGTGACCTGGAGCGTGTATTCCGCTTTCGCCGAGGCCTCATTCGTGAAGATCGCGCGCGTCGATCCATCGCGACCGACCGAGAATGGCGGCGGATCTGTTTCTTGCCGGCCGAGCGCCGTCACCAGGCGACGCACCAGCACGCAATCGGCGGGATAGCGGTAGCTGTACAGCCAATCGCTGTTGGGGTTGGTCGAGAGCAGTTCGAGCGTGGCGTGTTTCCGGGCCCAGGGCCAGGGGTAGTCCCGCAACACAAAATCCCGCTCGAGGTCAAAGACCGCCCGCAGCGCGGCCGCATCGTTCGACGTGTCCGTGTCGAGATCGGTCAAGTATTGCGTGATGCCGGCGCGCGTGAGCGCGAGGTTCCCGATTTGTGTTTCGGTTGCCACTTATTTCCCTTTGGGGCGCTTTGGACGTTTGGCGTGAAACACCAGCTTTCCGTCGTCGAAGACCGCATCCTCGGCGAGATTGAATTTCGTCCGGCACATGCCGAGGAAGTTGTCGATCAAGCGTTGATAGCCGGCGGCGGCGGCCGCCGCTTCCTTCTGTTGGGCGGCCGCCTGATCGCGCTGTTCCATCAGCACGCGCAGCGTCGCGTGCATTTCTGGAGTGATTGTTTTCGTTCTCATTTTTAGGTGAAGAGCCCATAAGCGCGAAGGCCGTCGTTGATTTGCTTCACCTTTCGCGCGAGTTGATAGATGTTGTTGCGGATCGCCGCGGCGTCCGTCGCGTACGTCGACAAATCGGTGTAGTTGGCGATCACATCGCTCGAACCGCCCGACGTGACGCTATTCGTCAGATCCGCCCCGGAGGTTTGCTTCACGACGGCCGGCGTCCCAAAGAAGCCGTGCTTCGCGCCCTTCAGCAAAAGGTCGAAGCTCGTATCGCCGAGAATGACAACGTTTGACAAATTGACCTGGAGGCCTTCGACATTCGCGTCATTCGCCGCATTGCGGAACGCGATCAATTTCGCGTTCGGCAGCCGGAGGAGTCCGGCTGTTGCCGGGTTGGTTCCATAGTTAAAGTTGCCGTCCGAGTCGAGAGTCAGAGCCGTGACCGCCGTCACGCTTGCGTCGGGCGTGACGTACCACCGCTGATAGGACGGATGTGAGGTCCCGCTCCAGTTGCCCGCCGCGTGCATCGCCCAACCGGTCATGCCGTCCGACCAGCCCACCGCATATTCGGTGTGATCGACGGCCGAGCCGTCGAAGCCGCGCGCGTCGATCACACCCAAGAGATCCCCGGCGAGTACGGCCGACGGCGACGCCAG